ACTCAATATCATCAACAGCATCATAATCTAAACCACTAAGTGATTCGATGTTAGTTCCACTATCTCCACCTCTTACAGGTAAAAAGAAATCTTCTGTAAGGTTTTGGATATTGTAACGAAGATTGTAGTCACCTGTTTTCTCATCAATAACAGGAGCCTTCTTCATCTTATTAATTGTTTGTTGCATAAAGTTATCAACTTCAGCTGGTGGTATATTACCAATGTCTAATTTAAATACTCTTTTTTCTGGTGCTCTCATAATACGATGTATCAACATAGCATCTTCCATAAGAGTTAATTGTTTCCACACCTTTCTACCACCCTCTAACATAGAACGACCATAAGGTACATAGTTAGAATCTGAAAGTAATCTGAAGTGAGCTACCTCATAGTTCTCAAATGTCTTTGGGTCTTTCTGTTTAGCTGAGTGTCTACTACTATCACCTTGTGGTGTTAACATAAACTGAACTAATTGTGGATTATCAGGTTGATGTCCTTCCATTCTGGCTACATCGTAGGCGGACATAGGTGTTACATTTGTAATACCATACTTATCGGTAATTTCTAATTGTAAAAAGAAATCACCATACTTGTTCATATTACGAACCCAAGGCCATAGATTAAACTCTATGTTTAAGATATCATAAAATAGATTATGAAGTATATCATGAATCTGGTCATTATCTGTTGTAATATCCAATACCTTACCATACTCATTTTTCATAGTAGATTCATCAGAATAGATATCTAAAGCAGAAGCAATTATAGAATCACTATCCATAGATTCGTAGTCTCTAAATAAACCTAAACGGAGTTGCTGTTGATATAGTTGGTCATTGTAACCATATTGTTGCATATTAGAATACAACTTACTATATCTATCAACTAAATTAGTTTGTACGTTGGATTGTAATTGTCCTGTGTCTACAATCTTTAACTTTCTTCCACCAATATTACGAACAATTGTATTCGTAGAAAATAGTCGTTTTAGTCTTGAAAATAAATCTTTATCTGCCATTTTTATGCCTCTTAGTTAAGTAACCAATCTAACGATTCTTTTTCTCCGTTGGGTCCTACTTCTATTTCCCAAGAGTTCGTTTGATTGGTTGGTTTTTGTGGTATCATCTGTGATGCTACACCACTCAAAGTTCTTTTAGTTAATTCTATTCCTTCATTTCTTAATCTCAATGCAGTATCTCTTACCCAAAGAGTCAAAGCAAAACTCATCACTAAATCATCGTTGTATCCCTGCATCGCTTCAGCTTTATTATTGTTATATATAAATACAAACAACTCATCAATTAATCGATTTGAACGGACAATAACTGACTTTTCTCTGAAATATTCCTCTAATTTAGCAATAACTAAAGGTCTTGTCTTCATTGTCATAGAAAAACCAGCTACCATATTCCTATCTTGATTTCTATATCGATTATTTATTTGATGTTCTGTATCTACATACTTTAAATCTTTACTTGTATAGAAAAGGTTTTCATATCCCCTATCAATACATTGTTGTAAGGTAGCCCAACCTATGTTGTTGTTCTCAACTACTAATAATGCGTTGTTGTATTCTGTAGCAACGTTCACACATAGATTACCAAAATCTTTTGTAGACATTCTACCTTTATATTCAGCAACTTGTTCCATAGTTTCTACTTCCATAACATGAAATGCGGAGTAATCCGAACCATCTCCTCTACTAACATCAGCACTAAGTACATAGTCTTTTGTATAGTTAGGTGTTTGCCATATCCAAAGGTTACTATCGACTCCTCTTTTCTCTAAAGGGTCTTGTGTTTGTTTTTCTCTATACTCTTCTAATATAACACCATCTATAACAGTTTGACCAGAGGTTAGAAAGTCACAATCACATTCTTGAGCAGCTAATGATGGGCCTAATAGTTTATCTTGTTCTGCTCTCCACTCATCGTTTCTCTCAGGATGTAAGTTCCAATGAAGTTTGATGAAGTTCCAATCATTACTACCATCTTCTGCACCAACCCAAGTCTTATGAAACCAATTACCTATACCATTTGGTGTAGATAGTGCAATACATTGTCCACCAGTAGATAATGTCTGTGAAGCAGCAGCCCATATCGGTTCAATCTTATCGATGAAAGCAGCCTCATCTAATATCAGTAGAGATAGAGCTTCTGACCTACCACTATCTTCACCACTTGACACAGCTTTTACCTGTGAACCATTACTATACCTTAGAGAAAGTTTATTATCCTCTGTACATTTCTGTTTTAACCAAGAGGGTAGATTGGCGTGCATTACTCTTACTTTAGTTACTAAATTCTTAGCAGTATCCTGCTTTGTTGCAATTACTAAAATATTTTTGTCACTATGAAATGTCATCATCCATAGAGAATACCCAGCAGTTAGTGTTGATAATCCTAACTGACGAGCTTTTAGTATAATATTAAACCTATGATCCTCAAAGGTTTGTAATGATTTCTCCTGATACTCATAAAGATGAAAAGGAACTTTACCCTTCATAGGGTGCTGAACCATACAATACTTTTTCATAAAGTATGCAGGATCTTTAGCACACATAAGGTACTGTTTCTTTATTACCTCTTTTAATGGAGCAGGTTTCATTATATCTTTCCTAAAATAAATCCAATACCCAACCAAAGATATTGATTTTCATACCATTTTGGTTGAAGTGTTTTTATAAGTTCTTCATTGGTTTTATCACGTTCTTTTAACAAAGTAATTTGTTTACTTTTAGCCTCAGATAAAACAGATTCTATTTTAGAATACTCTTCTAATTCTAATATTAATTTTTCACTATCAGCAATAGTAACTTTTTGAGATTCTATTAAAGAGTCTGCTTTAGCTAATTTACCTTCCCATTGTGCGTCACGAGCTTTTATCATCTCTAAAGCTTCAGCTTCTGTAAAGGTTGTTTGTGCTAACAAAGGTGTTAGCAGTAAAATCCAAATGTACTTCATCTTATTTACTCTTTGCAAACTTTCGTAAAAAATCTTCTGCGGATTCAACTTCATCATTTTCATAAACTTCCTCCATCTTCTTAGTTTTCTTTTTAGAGTTAGTAAGTTTTCTTTTCATATTACCAATCTCTTTTTTAGAAGTACTTTTGGCTTTTTCTAATTCTTTGATTTGTTTTTCAACTTTCTTCTCTTCTTTTTTGTTTTCGTCAATAACTTTTTTAAGTTCTTTTACTTTTTTATTTTTAGAAGCACCAGCAGCAAAAAGTCCACCAACTAAACCTAAAAGTCCAAGTATTAATTTCCAAATTTTCATTCTTCGTTCTCCAATTTTTCTAAAGCTTCTGTAAATTTTTTGATGGCTTCATCTGCTTCTTTATGAACTTTTTTCATATCAACATCCCACTTTTCTTTTTCTAATTCAGGATAATCTACACCAACATTGTTATAAAATTCTGGACCTTTCATTTCTTTCCATTCTGTTATAGCTTGTATTTGATCTTTTAGAAAAGATATTTTATTTTCTCTTATTTTGTTTTTTTCCCATTCCTCATATTTACCTTGAATACGAAGTTTATTTTCAATTGTTATCTGACAATCAAAACAATGTCCAAGCTTCATATAAAATTTATTATCAAGTTTTTTCTTCATTACTTTTTTACACTTAGGACAAAACCATGGCATTCTGGCTTCTTTCATAATATCACTTAAACGACTTATTTTATCACCAGATTTTTCTTTTTTTCCATCGTACCCAACCATTACTCTTTTTTCAGGTGTTTTTCCTTGAAGTAAATCTCCTAATACCTGATTTTGTCTTTCTGCTTCTTTACTATATCCCATTATAACTCCTATACGAACTTTAACATTCCTAATATTTGATTTGCTGGTGCAAATGCTCCAGTATACTTATACAATTTACCCTTAAACATAAATGTAATACCTTCACTTGGTACAACAGCATCTAACCCACCGATAGCATTCAATCTATCCAACTGAGTTTTTAGTGTATTTAATACTTTTGGATCTTTAGACTTTTTAACTTTATTGATAGCACTAGCTAAATCTTTTTTCATTTTTTGTGCAGCAGCAGATGGATTAGCAGCTATGAAGTCTTTAAGATTAGAAAGTATTTCGGCACCCAATTCAAAGAAAAGAACTTCCCAATCTCTAATATGTTGTTTTTGTAATTTTGCATGATCTGTTTTATCTGTTGTTAAAAACCAATCTAAAAATTCAGGATAGTCTTTTAAATCTTTTCTTATTTGTGGCACTTTATAAGACTTATCAAAAAATGCCCACCTCTTTGTTAGATTCATTAGAATATCATTTGATGGGTTTGGATAGTCTGTCTGTTTAGCACCATTGTAAATGTACTCCATCCAATATGCTTGGTGATAATCAGCTAATGTATCAGTATCGGATAGTGCAAATTCATTTTGTAATTTAGCTAATTTACCTAAAAAGTAATTCTGTTTTTCATCAAAGTTTTTAGACTTCGGTAAGCTAGTTACAAATGGTTTTGTAATACTGTAAGTCTTTTGTATATTTTTATTTATCTGTTTTATCATACCAGCTAACATTCTTGCACTACCTCTTTCTGAACCAATTGGTGAACCATTGGCATCATACTCAATAGTTCCGTGAAACTGTAATAGAGATTTATCATAAGGAACTACATTTGCTGTCTTTGGATATATTACTTCTAAAGACATAAATTTCTTACCTTCTGCAAATATCTTATCTTTTTGTTTATTACTCAATCCACTAATTGCATTTTGTAAATCTTCCATAGCAGATACAAATGCTTTTTCAATGTCACCTCTACCAGCAAACATATTCTTTACACCATTAATATCTAAAGCACCAGCACCGTGGTTTTTAATATGTCCTTTGTTACGAGCTGCGATAAGTTTACCATTTTTCCAACTTATCATTATGTTTTGACCATCTGTTTTTTCTGTAACCGCACCTTCACTATCAAGTTTACCTTGTAGTGTATTAATAATTAG